CACTGGCTCCGGCGCTTTCGGGAGATCGCCAGTACCTCGGGTGGAGCGCAGGCTCGACAGTGGTGGCAGAAAACCTGCGAGGACATTGAAAAACGCCGAGGCATCGAGGCCCTCAACGACCTAAGGAGACGGATGAATGAGCAAAAAACCAGACCTGACTGACTTCCAGAAGAACTTCCTGCTTGGCCAGGGGGCCGGACAGACCCTCTACACCGAGAAGGAGTTCGAGGAGCGCCTAGCCCAGGCCAAGGCCGAAATCATGGCCATTGCCATCCAAACCTCGAAGCAGGCAATTCAGATCGAACGCCGCGCTTGTGCAGAACTCGTTATGAGACTCGCAAGCGAGGAGGATGAGGGTGAGGTATCAACCGCGCTAAAAAACGCCGCCATGGCCGTTTTAAGGCGGATTCCGGGGCAGTTTGATGGCGAGTAGCCTCTCCCCAACACAACGCAGCCTCGCATACCTGCGGGAAGAGGGGTATCTGGTGGCCATCGTGGAGCGTTGGAATCCCCATGCCCGGATCCGGCAAGACCTGTGGGGGTGGTGCGACCTCCTGGCCATCCGCAAGGGGGAGGTTCTGGCGGTGCAGGTCACGGCGTCTGCTGTTTCGACCCGGATCAAGAAGATCCAGGAGTCGGACACCATCGCCGCGGTCAGGGATGCGGGTATCCGAGTGGAGGTTCACGGATGGCGCAAGAACAGTCAGGGGAGGTATGTTCTGAGAGTTGAGGACATCTCGTGACTTGCCATGCGCCTGGAAGACGACGGACTGGACGATCTTGGGATATGGGCCCTGATCATCTTCGCTGTGGCCATCGTGCTGCTGCTGCTGTTGATCTGGTTCATGCCTTAGGCGCGGTATGTGCCCTAGCAGTTTTGAGGGAATGGGATGCGGAAGCGCAGCAAGTACAAGCCAAAAGGCACAAATCCAACGGCACATCTGATGGCCATGCAGGGAGCGGCAAGGCTGACCACCACCGATGTCCTGAGGTTCATCGCCCCACTTGACGCCGCGATCGAAGCCGCCCGACAGGCCAAGGCCACGAAGATGGACTGGCAGGCAGTCTTCAACGCCCTCAACCTGATCGAGGCTCTGGTGGAGATGAAGGTGGCCAAGGACGAGGGCGGGGTGATAGAAGACCTGCAGCAGGCCATCATCAGCGCCCTGGATCGGCTCAAGCAGACGGGCAGCAAGACCCTCAAGGCGCAGGAAATCAACGCCCTGATGGATCTCTTAGGGCTGTACTCGGAACTTCTGGCGGGGATCACCCACAGCGAACTGTTCGACGCGCAGGAGAAGGTAAGCAGAAGGATCATCCGGGTTCTAGCGCAGGGCCCGAACGGCAAGGATGTTTTGTTGAAGGTAACCGGAGAGAACTATGAGCGACAAAATCATTGACCCCAACGACGCGATCGACTTCATGATCGCCAACTCGAAGAGGTATGCCCAGGCCAAGGCCAACCGCACCTACCTGGAGGAGTACCGCAAGACCATGAAGGCCGAACTCTGCAAGGAGGCTCTTGCAGCAAAAATCGAGGCCGTCAACGCCCAGGAGCGGGAGGCATACAGCCACCCCGACTACAAGGAGCATCTCCTGGCCATCAAAGCGGCCGTAGAGGAGGAGGAGCGCCTCCGGTGGCTCTTGGTGGCAGCACAGGCTCGGATCGACGTATGGCGCTCTATGGAGGCCAGTAACCGCATGATCGAGAAGGCCGCAATGTGAACATCAAGCAGTGGAAGAACGCCGTGGCTGACCTGGGCTGTGGGATGTGCAGGCGCATGGGCTACCTAGGCACTCCTGCTCAACTGCATCACCCTAGGGCGGGCGTAGGGATGGCGCAGAGGCAGAGCGACTGGCTCGTCATCCCCTTGTGTGAGCCGCACCATACTGGCAGCAAGGGATGGCATGGCACCAGGGACGACTTCAAGCGCCACAACACAGGCGAACTGGACATCCTGGCTGACACCCTTGAACTTTTAATTCCTAGTAAAAGGTAGGGTTTATCGCTAGACACAGGTTTGAACACGCTGTTAAAGTTCACACCACTGCAGCACGGTGCTGCAGGGTAAACGAAAGGTAACTGATCATGGACGCAAACAACATCCCCCTCCTGGCTGCTGACGAACTCGGCCTGATCCTGGCGCAGATCGCCGAACTGACGGCCAAGGCCGAGCAGATCAAGGGCGCGATGAAGGATGTCGCCACCAACGGCGGCGGCTCGGTGTTCGAGGGCAACTACTTCAAGGCTTCGGTGATCGAGGCCAACCGCAAAGTCACGGACTGGAAGGCTATCGCTAAGGTCTGCAACATCCCCGAGGATGTGATCGTGGCCAACACCACCGTCACGGCCGTGTTCTCGGTTAAGACCGCCACCCGCTAAACCGAGGGGCTTCGGCCCCCTTTCTGGAGGCAGACTTGACGCCCCTGATCCAAGAGTTCGTTGCCATGAACCCGGCCGGAGCGGTGGAGTACCACTGGTTCGACATGACCGGCGCTTATCGCAAGGAACAGCCCGTCATCAGCGAAATTCTGTCTCGGCCGTTGCCATACCCCAAGACGGCATTGGTTTGCGCCTACGAGGACAAAAAGGCTTTCATGTTCATCTTTAGGTCTGATGATGTAACGGGGGTAGGTGCGTTTCAAATTGAGAACAAGAAGTTGCGTGAGGTGCCTGCGTTCTTCTTCACCGTTGATGATGAAGGGGTCAAGGTAAGGCATAAGGATGGAACGCCGTTTGACTACCGCACAAGTCCTGCCACAGGAGTTCTGGCCTTCATCGCGGCCTTCATGGAGTCCTTGGAGGTCACTCCCGCCACCGGGTATCAGCCTATCAAACGGGCCAACTGGGAGAAGAAAGTCCGCCAGGGGAAGGCTCCGACTTATGACTGGAGGACAGTGGTCATCGAGCCTACCAAGCCCAGAAGCGCCGACCAAGGAGGAACGCACGCAAGCCCAAGGTGGCATGAGCGCCGAGGCCATTGGCGCAACATGAAATCCGGCAAGAAGGTTTGGGTCAAGAACTGCGAGGTGGGCAACAAGGCTCTTGGAGCAGTGTTCAAGGACTACAAAATCAAGGAGACAGCGTGAATGAAGACAGAAGAACGAATCGCCGCGGGCGTAAGCCTGCTGATGTGGATACTGGTCTACCTCTTTGCCATCACGGTGTTGCTGATGGACATCTTGGTTTGGCGACCTTGGTGAAGACTCCCAACTGGTGGCCCTTCGCCTACACGACGCCTGACAACCTCAAGCGCCTGAAGCGGCAGAGGGCCATCATCAAGGTCAAGCAGTGGGTTGGATGGCCAGAGGCCCCGTTCTAGGGAAACCACCTAGTTGACCCATGGCTCTAACTTTGTGTTAAACTAGCGTCACTGCAATCAAGCAGGGTAACTGACCAAGGTAACTGACATGAACGCAATCAAGCAAATCTTCTCCTCCCTCGAAGCACTCTTCGCAGAGCAGGACAAGCAGATCGCCGACCGTGATGTTGAGTGGGCTCTGGGCCGCGCCAAGGCCGTCATTGAGTACCGCAGCAGCCCTGAGTACGCTGAGGCCCGCAAGCGTGGCCTTCACGCCGTGTACAACACCCTGTTCGCCATCGCCGGTGGCAAGACTTGGTACAACCTGTTCAGCGGCAACAGCGATGCCTCTATCGAGGAGTTCATGCGGAAGAACGCCAAGGCCGTGGCCGAGAAGCGTAACGCCAAGATCGCTACCAAGTTGGTTGAGGCCGGTGTGGAGCAGGTTAACAGCGCTAAGGTCGGCTACTGCCCGGATGGCTTCCGCGGCCACTTCGAGATCAACGGCGACCGCCATGTCACGATCGAAGTGATCCTGGCAGGCGGCTACAACATCCAACGCCTGCATCAGCGGGTTCTGTGCAAGGTGAAGTGATGGAGGGGTAGGGAAACTCCCTACTTCCCTCTACCCTTTAACTTGGTGTTAGAATGCAATCACTGCAACAGAGCAGGTAACTGACCAAAGGAGATAGATGATGTTCACGACCCGCAAGCAAGTTATCCAGTGCCTCGTTAACGAGTGCGATGAAGCCTTCCAAGACGCTTTCTTTCAAAGCGCGGCAGTCTCTGATGACCTTGCTGCTGCATACATGATGGGCGGCGAGATCTGAAGCAAAAGGGGGCTCCGGCCCCGGTAACTGAAGGAGCAAGATGATGAAAAAGAACCGTGAATACATCTATGTAGGCGAGGAGATGTTCGAGGTGGTGATCCACGAGGTCATCCGCCATCCGCGCTGCAAGGCCATGGAGTCCGCCTACGATCTGGGCTGTGTTGAGATCGACTACACCGTCCTCGACATGGACGGCAAGCGGGTGGACAGCGACACCTGCGACATGGAGCGCATCGAGTCCGAACTGCAGGAGATCTACGCATGAGCCTGCAAGACCTGATCAACCTGGAAGAGGCTATCGCAGAGGCGGAGGGCCTTGTCTCTGCAGCACAGTGGTATTGGATGTGCGAGAGCGAGTCAGCGTACTGGGCGCAAGCCTTCCCGTGGCTGTAAAACACTTGTGAAATCAATCACTTAACCGTAAAATCAGGGCTCTTCGTGGCCCTTCTCAAGGAGAAAACCATGTTCAAGAAAATCGCCGCCATCCTGGCCATCACCACATTCGCCACCGCGGCTTATGCCTCGTGCCGGTACTACTCCGTCACCATCAACGGCAAGACCTACAACTGCACTGAGTGCTGCTACGGTACGGGCGCGGCCCGCCAATGCAACACCACTTGCAACTAATTTTTGGTTAAACTCGCGGGGCAATATGTCTCTGAAAGTACGAGATGCCCCGCAAAGCCACCAAAACCGCCGCAGAGCCCTCAAAAGCCCCTGACCAAGGGGTAGATACCACCCAGGCCGCGCAAACTCCCCAAGAGCCGCCAAAGAAGAAGATCGGCCGCCCTTCCAAGTACACCCCCGAACTGGCAGCAGAGATCTGCCAAAGACTCAGTAACGGAGAACCACTGAGACAGATCTGCCGGGATGACCATATGCCCGCTTGGACTGCGGTGTATGAGTGGATGGCCCGCGACGAGAATCTTTCCGAACGCATCGCGCACGCACGGGAGCAGGGATTCGAGGCTTTGGCTGAGGAAGCACTCCTGATTGCTGACACGCCGGTCTTCGGCCAGAAGCAGGTCATGACCGACCAGGGCACGGCCACGACGGTCGAGGATATGTTGGGCCACCGCAAACTCCAGATCGAGACCCGGCTGAAACTCCTGGCCAAGTGGAACCCGAAGAAGTATGGGGACAAGGTGCAGGTGGCCGGAGACGCCGAGAACCCGCTGAAGGTGGAAGCCGACATCTCCATCTTCGACACGGTACTGAAGGGCATCGAGCAGTCCCGCCGTGGATGAACTCGTCGCCGTCCTGAAGGATCAGGAGATCCGGGAGAAGTTCAAGCGTCTCCCCGCTGACCGGCAGGCCGCCTTCGCCTGGAGGGCTAAGTGGCTCACCCAGGCGCACAAGCACCAGATTATCCCCGAGGGCGACTGGAGCATCTGGCTCCTCCTGGCAGGCCGCGGAGCAGGCAAGACCCGTACAGCAGCAGAGCAGATAGGCTACTGGGCCTGGGAGCAGCCTGGAACCCGGTGGCTCGTGGCTGCGCCTACCTCAGCGGATGTCCGGGCTACCTGCTTCGAGGGCGACTCAGGGCTGATCTCTGTGATCCCTCAAGTCCTGGTGGCGGACTACAACCGGGCGTACCACGAGATCAAACTGACCAACGGGAGCCTAATCAAGGGCATCCCTGCCTCGGAGCCGGAGCGTTTCCGCGGTGGCCAGTGGCATGGCGCATGGTGCGACGAGTTGGCCGCCTGGGACTACCTGCAGGACGCTTGGGATCAGATCATGTTCTCTGTGCGCCTGGGCAAGAAGACGCGCATCCTGGCCACCACGACCCCGAAGCCCAAGGACTTGATCGTCGACCTCATCGGCCGTGACGGTGATGATGTCCATGTCACGACAGCGAGTACTTACTCCAACCTGGACAACCTAGCGCCGAGTTTCCAGAAGCAGATCCTGCAGTACGAGGGTACAAAACTCGGCCGCCAGGAGATCTACGCTGAGATCATCGATCCGGAGGAGGGCGGCATCGTCAACCGCGACTGGTTCCGCCTTTGGCCCGCGAACAAGCCGATCCCCAAGTTGGACTTCGTCATCCAGTCCTACGACTGCGCCTTCACCGAGAAGGCCCAGAACGATCCGACGGCCTCCATCACCTTCGGAGTCTTTCGCCAGGAGGACGGGCCTGGAAGCGTCCTGGTGATCGACTGTTGGCAAGACCGCCTGCAGTATCCCGACCTGCGGCCCAAGGTCATCGAGGAGTACGAGACCGTCTTCGGTGAAGGCAAGGACAGGAAGCGGGTGGATCTCGTCCTGGTGGAGGACAAGGCCGCGGGTATCTCCCTGATCCAAGACCTGCAGCGGGCACACATCCCTGTCAGGGCCTACAACCCCGGCAGGGCGGACAAGGTGCAGCGCCTGTCCATCGTGGCCAACATCATCCGGGCAGGACGGGTCTGGGTGCCGGAGAGCATGAACCGCAAGGGCTACGTCCGGGACTGGGCGGAGGGCATGGTCTCCCAGGTTTGTTCTTTCCCCAACACGGATCATGACGACTTCTGTGACGCCATGTCCCAGGCCCTGCGTTACCTGCGGGATGCCGGGTTCCTGAACATCGACCCGCCGCCGGACGAACTGGACGAGGACGACTACATCGACGCAGGCGTGAGGAAAAAGGAAAACCCGTATGCAATCTGACCTGATCGTCGAGCGCCTGCACATACATGAAATACCGGCATTTGAGGTAACCGTGAAGGTGACCCAGTGCGAGAACCGATTCGAGATCGTGGCCAAGCCTGGGGCTGAGATTGATTCCTGGCAGGTTCAGGCTTTACTGAGCCGTTGGTTGGATTCGAGAATAGACGCCCACAAATGTGGTGGGCATAATCGGCCAACTTCCGAGCGAGGATGAGCCATGGCCGACTTTGGGCGACAACTGGCAGACATGGTGCAGGGGCAAGAGGCTCCCACCCAACAACCGCAATCCCCGCGGATTGCCCGACTTCTTGATGCTGACCGCCTGAAGAAACTTGAGGCCGCCCTGACCGTGGGCTCAGGTATTGCCGCCTCTGTGCCTGCCGGACTGGCCGGGATGGCTCAGATGATCCCGACCCGTGGCCGCACGCCTAGCGTCAACAAGGCCGCCGAGACCATCGAGAATGTCCAGGGTGCTCTAACTTATATGCCGCGCACAGAGCAGGGTATGCAGGCCCTGGAGCGTACCGGGCAGGTGGTGGAGAAGTTGGGGGCGCCTGCGGAGTACCTGGGCGAGAAGACGCTGCAGGCCACAGGCTCCCCTGCTGCTGCGACGGCCGTCAATGTTCTGGGCGACCCCTTGAACTTCATCGGCGTGCCGGGAAGCGGGAAGGCTGCTGTTGCTGCGGGCAAGGCTGTAGGCAGGGCCGCCATGGCCGCTCCTCGTGTTGCCGGAGACATCCTGTCAGAAGCCCTGACGCCTGCATCTCGGTTCGAGTCTCAGCGTGGGGCCATCAAGATGAAGGGTGGCAACTGGTTGGCCGGTGAGGTTGAGGGCGCCACGGAGCCGTTGAAGGTCAGGGATCGGTATGGCATGACCAGTCCTGAGGATCTCTCCGCGGCTCTGGGTGTTCCGATTGAGCAGGCTATGGAGTTGCATCAGCGCAATTCTCCGAATGTCGCTCTCAACAACTGGATCGACAAGAAACTTAACCGGTACATCAAGAACGAGATGGGAACGCCGGAAGATCCCATCCGAAAACTGGCAGAGCAGGGAATTCTGCATTTTGAACCGCAATCCAATGCACGCACCCGAGGAGATGCGGCAAACCGTCGAGCATTAGGGCCATTTGGACAGATGGGTCAAAGTCCACTGGCGCAGGCTTGGGAAGATCTTGCAGATTTGGAGATCATTCCTGACAAGGCTCGTGACTTTCAAGACTTTGGAGATGTCCGTCTAAAAGAAAGAAACCCATGGCTTGAGAAGGTTGACCCTGAAACAGACATCTATGCAACTAGCTCGATGCCACTGTACAGGCTTGGTTTCGATCACCTCATTGATGTCCTGAAAGAAGATCTTGCCACCGGGCGCCTGACTCCCGAGCAACTCGACAAGGTCTCCATGGAGCAGGCAGTACGCCGCGCTCACCAGTACGACAAAGAGATGGCAGAGAAGGCCGCCAAGGCCACTGCCGCTGCCCGTGAAGGTTTGCCGGTCTACAAGGAGTACCCGCAGGGCTACCGGTGGATCGAACTGAACAAGCCCGGAGCCTTCGCCGCTGAATCCGACGCCATGGGGCACTCTGTGCGCGGCTATGAGCCTCCAAAGGATCACCCGGACTGGATTAAAAATTCAGGCGAAGCAGGCTCTGAAGAGTATGGCCATGGCGGATGGGAAGCCATCAAGAGCGGTAAGGCCAAGGTCTACTCCTTGGTTGACTCCAAGGGTCAGCCTCATGTCACCGTGGAGATTTTGAAAGACCCAGATGTTCGGATGGAGGGCAATACTCCTCTCGACTTCTGGCGCGAAAACAAAGAGTTGGTTGGCCAAGATCTGCCCAAGAACACGATGGAGCAGGTCTCGTTCAACCGACGAATCATCGCTATGCCTGAGTTTCAGGAATGGCTTAGAAGTAAACCGCCAACAATTACTCAGATCAAGGGCAAGAGTAACCGCGCCCCCAAGGAAGATTACCTCCCGTTCGTGCAGGACTTTGTGAAGAGCGGTCAGTGGTCGGATGTGCGAGATATGCAAAACACTGGGTTATTTAAGGTAACTCAGGGTCAAAGACTCCCAGGGTTCTCTAAAGAAATTGCGCCGGGCTTCTACACAATAGATGACTTTAAGCGGATGGCTCAAGAAAATGAGATGCCGCAAGAAATACAAGATGCTTGGTTCAAGAAGTTGAAAGACCAAAGCCGGTACGGCTACAAGAAAGGCGGCTCCGTCCGCATCTCCGACAACCCTGACACGATGCGTCTGGAGTTGGCCACTGGCGGGGCTGTAGGTCAAGAGCGTTCTATCGGCTCCAAACTGGTAGGCGGCGGCGTTCGAGGCGCAGGGATGCGGGCCATCTTCGGCATGGATCTGCCGGAAGACGCCACGAAAGCCGAGCGCGAGGCGTACGCAAACGCCACCGCCATGTCCAACACTCCTGGCCCCTGGGCTCTTGCTGCCGCGCCTGCAGCCCTGGTCAGGGGAGCAAAGGGGGCGAAGGCGGTAAAGGCTGCCAAGGAAGATGCCGAGCGATCCCTGCCGCTGATCCTGCCGCGGGCTCCTGCTAAGTCCAAGGAAGAGATCGCAGCCCATGCAGAGCGTGTTGGTCGTCAGATGCTTGGTGAGCACGTTACGAGCGGCAAGCCTGGGGACACGAAGAACCTCGCCGGACGCTCCCGCAAGGAGAACGAGCGGATCAAGCGCATCGAGTACGAACTCGAAGCCGCCAAGAAAGTGCCCGAGTCTCAGGTGGTGCAGTCTCAGATCGGGGACATCAATGTCGCCTTCCCTGGCGACTACACCCTGGCCGATACATATCTGAAGACCCTTGGTGGTGAGCCTATCGGGGCCCTGCAGCAGGGCGGCTCTCGTTACGGTCTTGGCAAGTTGGACATGAAGAACCCGCTGTTCTGGGCATCCAACGAAGGCCCTGCTCAGATGGTGCAGAACAAGGTCACCGAGGCGGCCAACCTGTTCGAGCCCAATCGGGTGTTGGGTCAGCACCTTGCTATGGGCCGCGTGGCCAACAACTTCGCGCAGCATTTTGCCGACGCCTCCCTGCGGGCTATCGACTACAG